CGGGGCCGATTCTGTCCAGGCCCGGCTCGTCCTGGCAAGGCATGTCGCGGCGGTCATGTCCAGGCGGGTCCTGGCCGGTCCAGGCCGGATCAGGCGCGTCACGGTTCGTCCTGGTATGGCGGTCGCGGTCTGGCCGGTCCCGGCAAGGCGAGTCCCGGCAAGTCTTGGCCTGCCGGTCCTGGCAGGTCCAGTCATGGCGAGGTGCGGCCGGGCATGTCTTGTCGCGGCTGGTCCTGGCGGTCGTGGTGTCGCTTGCTATGGCTTGGCCGGGTTGCACCGGACAGGGCAGGGCTTGGCGGTCATGGCCAGTCAAGGCGCGTTTGTGGCTTGTCGAGGTCTGGCCGGTTTTGGACTGGCCGGGCAAGGCGGTCATCGCGTCGCAAGGCCAGTCAAGGCCGGGCTTGGCACGTCAAGGCACGTCAAGGCGGTCACGGCTGGGCTTGTCAAGGTGCAGGCGCACCTCGGTGCGGCATGGCTCGGCGGGTCCGGGCAAGGCGGTCACGGCTGGGTCCGGTCTGTCCAGGCCGGTCGCGGCGGGCCTTGGTTCGGTCCGGCGTGGCTAGTCCTGGCGGTCATGGCGGGAGCGGCGGAATAGTGTCGCTCCCGCGCTGCCGCTGCGGTCGGAAGGCTGTCGCGTTCGCGCCAGGACAAGCCCCTGCGCAAGCCCCAGGCGGGTTCCTGGTCGATCGCGGCACGAAGCCGGGCGCGTGGTGCGCGCGCTGTTGCGTGGCGCGTGGCTGGCTCGTGGTGGCGCCGCTGGCGATCAAGCGCGAGGTGAAGCGGGGCAAGCGGACATGAAGCGGTTCGTCGGAACGCTCGTCCTATTGATGCTCGCATGGCTGGCGATCGCGATGCTGACGATCGCGGCGTTCGGGTTGAAGTGGTGACCCGCTATCGCCTCGTCCGGAATGCGGCGATCGAGCGCTGGATGCTCGGACGACAAGAACCGTTCGCGCCGCGCTATGACGTCGAGGAGATCGACGAGAACCACACGCGGCTGCCGCTGCGCGTGATCGCGAGCGGCGTCGACGCGGAACTCGCTCGCGCGATCATCGCGGACGCGGGCGGCATCGAGGTGCCGAACGCATGAACGCTCCGGCGAAGGTCTGGATCGTCTATCTCATTACCTGCACGACGACGGGGCAACAATATATCGGGCAGACTTCTAAGCGAGTCGCGACTAGGTGGAGCGCCCATGTCTCACACGCCGCCAAGGGTATGACTTATCCGTTGCAGGAAGCGATCCGCGAACACGGCGAGGGGGTGTTCACTGTTGCGACGATCCTCTGTTGTAAGAGTAAGGCCGACACTGATTGGGCCGAAAAACACCTCATCAATCAATACGACACGCTCGCACCGAAGGGCTTCAATCTAATCGCTGGAGTCGGAATGCCCGGCAGAGTCGTGTCGCCTGTGGCTCGGGCAAGGCATAGCACTACATTGCGGGAACTGTGGACTGATCCGGAGTATCGCGCGCGTAACATCGGCAACTCCCGAAAGGCGCTAGAGATAGCGCGTTCACGTCTGGAATCGGCGCTTACGATCCCGGAGAGGCGAGCGAAGATCGCTCGCGCTAGAGCGGGGAACGCTCTGAAGCATCGGACGATCCGCGATCACCGGCAGGGAGGCTTGCTATGAAGGTCCATTGCGCGATCGAGTTCGTCGAGATCGAGAACGACGACGGGCGCGAGGTCGAGAGTGTACAGGCGACGTGCAGCTTGTGCGGGCACGTCACCGAGTCCTACGGGACCGAGTCGGTCAGCGTGCGGCGCGCGCTCGCGTTGATGCGCGAGGAGTGCCCGGAGAACGAGCGGAACTTCTACATCGCAGAGGACGGGGAGGACGAGGAATGACGCGGCATGGCAGGCCGAGCCATGCGTTTTGCGAACTAGTGGGTTCGAGATGGGTTCTAGTTCCGGCGGCCATGACAAAATATCGAGGAATATCAACGGCTAAGGTGTCAGATCACTGTTGTTCACCAAAACGGGCGGTGCTTCGTCATGCGCGCTCATGCGGCGGATTTCCTAGGTTTTCTGCGGGTCCGGGTGTATAGCAGCTTCGCCGCTGGACGAACAAACGGGTTCAAATTCGGCGGAAAGTGGGTTCAAGTTCCGGGCTTCTCCGGGACACCGCGCCTCGGGTTCTGGGGCAGGAGTTCAGACTATGGCTTCACGTAAATACTTCGTCCTTCTCTCGCGTTACGACGCGGAGTCTCGTTGGGAGATCGTCGGCGGTTCCTATGATCGCTCCGAGATCGACTTCGAGCGTCAGGATTATCGCGATCACGGCGTTCGCGCTTCCGATCTGAAGATCATCACTTGCGGCGCTCGTCAGTCCTCGATCGACACGGCGGTCATGGCGCTGAACGCGAAGTCGCGGGTCACTCCGGACGACGCGGCGGTTCACGCGGAAGTCGCGGCGGACCTCGCGGCGTCGAAGGACGTCGCGGACGATCTCGCGAAGCGGGAGGGCTGAACGATGATCGACTTCAATTTCGATACCCGTGATTACCAGTGGACTCACGGTCGCGCACCCAAGGGCTTCGGCTCTTGGGCGTTCGAGGTTCCGGGCCTCGCGGGTCCGATCTGGGCGCCACGCTCGAACTACGGTCAGGCGAAAGTGTGGATCAAGGCGCACGTCCGCTCGCTCGCTCCGTCCGACTTCGTCGGAACGGTGTTCGTGAAGGTCTGCACATGATCAATCATCCGAATCGCTCGAAGCGTCGGCGGGTCCGGGTCGTCCTGGCGAACGGAGCGGGTCCCCTCGACGAGCGGATCGTCTCGGTCCATCGTGACGACACCGACGAGACGCTCGCGCTCGAAACGGCGCAGGCAGCGGCGTCGCTGATCCTGGCGACGACGTGGCTATATCCGGGAGACACGATCACGGTGTCCGAGATTTAGCTGATCGACTCAAAAGAACGGCGCCTCGCTCTGTCAGGGGCGGGGCGCCGGGAAAGGAGTTCTCTATGTCAATCAACCATACCCCCGGTTTCCTCGACGCGCAACGCGCGGTCCCCAACCCCGACGGCTCCGCGAATATCCTCCGCTTCGGCGACGGACTCGATCTGTGGGTGACGCCCCGGCAGAAGATGTGGCGCTGCAAGGTGCAGCGCGACGGGAAGCGGACGACGCTGAACCTGGGCGCGTTCCCCGATGTCTCGATCAAGGAAGCGAAGGCGAAGCGCGCGGCGATGAAGATCGCGCCGGATCCCGCCCAGGCGAAGCGGACCGAGCGGGTCCACGCGGTCGAGGCGGCGGAGCGGACTCTCCGGTTCGTCGCGGCGCGGTGGATGGAGGCACGCGGCGACAAGGCGAACTGGACGCCGCTGGTGCGGGAGGCGATCGGACGGCGGATCGAGACGTATGTCCTGCCGAAGCTGGGCGACGTGGCGATCTCCGCGATCGAGGCGGACGACGTCGAGGGACTGATCAAGGGCGTGTTCCGGAAATACCCCCGGACGGCGGTCGCGCTCCGCCAACACCTGTCCGGGATGTTCGCGTATGCGGCGCGGCGCGATTGGTGCGCGACGAACCTCGTCGCGAAGATCGCGGAGGACCTTCCGGCGCGGAAGCGCGGGGACGAAAAGAATCACGCCCATGTCGCGACGATCGAGGACGCGCGGGCGGTCCTCGCGGCGGTCGAGGCGCGTGCGAAGGTCAGTTCGCCCTGGACCATGCTCGCGCATCGGCTGATCGCACTCACCGCAGTTCGGGGCGGCGAGGCGTTAGGCGCGCGCTGGTCGGAGTTCGATCTCGACGCGGCGACATGGACGATCCCAGCCGAACGGATGAAGGGGAAGCGCACTCATGTGATCGCGCTCGCCCCGCAGGCAATCGACGTCGTCCGCGCGGCGCGTCGGCTCCGCAAGAACGAGTTCGTTTTCCCGTCGCAGCGGCAGAACTCGCCGTGCATGGATCGGGCGACGATGACCCGCTGCATCCGGGAGGCGCTCGAAAAGGCGAAGCTCGGGCGCGTTCTCGTCTGTCACGGCTGGCGCGGCACGTTCTCTACGATCATGAACGAGATCGACGAGGGCGCGAGCTTCCGGGTTGTCGACGTCATGCTGGCGCACTCCGCGTTCCGCGACAGCGTCGAGACGAGGGACGCGCGGAAGTCGTCGGTCGAGGGACACTACAATCACGCGGAGTATCGGAGCGCGCGGCACCGGATCGCGTGTCAGTGGGCGGATATGCTCCTCGACGGAGCGCCGACTGCGCTCGCGCTGATCGGGCTGGCGGACGAGGCTCCGGCGTCGAACGTGGTGCAGCTCGTCCGGAGGTCGGCGGCATGATCGCCCTGAACCTCATCAAGCTCGCGCTTGCGCTCGTTATGGGGTTTCTCGTGATCAAGCTCGGGCTGATCATGTGGGATTGGGGCGTCTGGCAAGACCTGTTCGGGATCGGGAAATGAGCGACGAACCCACCGAACGGCTCGAACTCCGAATCACGCGCGACCTTTGGGGCGCCGTCGAGCATCTAGCGAAAGTGGAGGGGCGGCATATAACTTCGATGGCGCGCCTTCTGATCGAGAGGGGGCTTCTAGCTACCGCCCAGCGCGACGCGCGGAGGCCGATCGAGGCTCGTCCGCCACCGCTTCCTCGTCCCCCGCCGCTTTTTCCTGATCATCGTCGGATCGGCCTGGACAAGCCGCGCAAGAAGCCACGCTAGCGGGTGATTGTCCGGGCGATCCGGCGCTAAGGCGACGAGAGACCGCGTCCCGGAGGGCCGGACCCCTTTGGTTCCGCTTCCGTTCGCCTGTCAAAGTGTCAGGCCAAGTTGTCAGGTCCACCAGGGCTTGTCGTTGGCCCAGGAAGCCCCAGGACGGCGGCGGAGCGGGGGAGGGTCCGAAGGGTCCTCCCCTTTCGTTTGCCCGCTGTGGGGGGCATAAGGCGGGGCGGAGGGAAGCCATGCTCGACGACACCGCGATCCCCGAGAAGAAGATCGAAGTCACGCCCCGGCCCGAGATGATCCAGCCGGTCCCGGTTTGTACGCTCATGAGTGACGGCACGTTCCGAGTCGAATTGACCGGCGTCTCAATCGACAGTCTGCAGCAACTCATGTTGAGCGCGGCGTCGTCGATCATGTCGATGACGATCAAGCGGGCGGTCGACATGGAGTCCGCGTTGCGGCGCGTGCGGGGTCGCTTTCAGGGCTTCGACGAGGAGACCAACGCGGCGATCGCTCTGGCCCTCGGGATCAAGACTTAGCCTCCAGCGCGACGAGACGCCCGGCGATCTCCTTGGTTGCGTTCACCAGGGCGGCGACGATCGGATCGAGGGTCGTCACCAGTAGCGGCGCGTCGTCCTCCGTGTCTGCGAGCGACCGTTCGGCGACCGCTTCCGGCAGCACGTCGCGAACCTCTTGCGCGATGAAGCCGACCTCGCGGTCGAACAGCGCGCGATCGGCTCGCGCTATGCGGCGGAAGCTGCGGGGTTCAAGCGCGCAAACGACGTCAAGGCCCCGTGTCTCCGGCGCGATGTCTTCTTTCGTGCGGGCGTCCGAAACCTGGAAGTAAGCACCAGCCCCACCTACCGCTGCCAGCGCGTTGAAAAACGTCATGTCGCTGCCGCGCCATTGTGTCCACGTCGCGCCATAGCGCTGAATGTCAAAGGTCCAATCAAAACCGGAGACGGCCGGTGTCAGTAGTTGAAGGCTAAACCCGTTGATGAACTGCGCGAAACGCGTGCCATCCGCAGAGGTATACAGGGAGAGCAGTTGGTCGGAGCCTGCAAAGAGGCCGGTCGTCGCTGTCACCCCGCCAGGAGTGTTGATGCCGCCGCCACCGACGTCGAGATGGTTCGAGACGCTTAGATTGCCCGAGATAGTTCCACCGCTGAACGGAAGGAAGGTTCCCTGGCAGTATGCGATCGTGGCAAAGTTCGCGCTCGTCCATTCCCTTGCTGCTACGTGTCCTTGGGATGTCCCATCGACATAAAATGCCATGAGGCTGCCATCCCAGGTGAAGCGATAGGTGTGCGTATCGGTGTACTGGATGCCGGTGCCGGAGACATGCAAGGTCGTGGCAATCAGGCCGGGAACCGTCAGGTTCCCGCTCATCACGTCACCAGTCTTATGCACGAAGTTCGAGACGTCGGGGATTTGTCCAGAGACCCCGTTGGCGACCTCGCGGCGGATCGCGGTTAGGAGTTGATTGCGCGCGTCTTTGTTGAGGTCAGCGGCTCCCCCGGCCGCGCCGAGTCCGTTCGCGGTGATGACGTTGGATACTTCCTCCTGTACCATGTTGAGCCATTCGGCCTCGAGGATCGTCGCGTCGATCCCGAGTGACGGGTTGCCTTCCTGAAAGAATCCATTCGGGATCGCGCCCGGTGTGGTTGGGGCGGCGAGCGTCGTCGCGGCGGATGAATTGTCGATGCGATACATGTCAGTAGCTCGCTTGTCCGTTGTCGAGTTGTTCGATGTAAGGCTCGGTCGCGGTCATACCCCGATCCGTGCTTCGAGGGTTGCCATTCGGTCCGTGATCGTGTCGGCGATCTCGGCTAGTTCCTGCATCCCGTTGACCAGGATGGCGGTGATCATTCCGCCCTGAACGGCAAGGGCGGTGTCACTGTCGATCGGAAGCGCGCCAGCGGGGACTGTGAGGGCGGTCACGGCTTCCGGCACGACATCCATCACTTCCTGTGCGACGAAGCCGATCTCGATCGGGGGGGTCGGCAGTCCTCGCGTCGCCTTGCGGACGAAGCGACGCACGCGGAGTTGGCGGACGTGCGCGAGGCCGTATTCGGCGTCCTCGATCTGATCCTTCAGTCGCGCGTCCGACCAGTTGGAATAGTCCCCGTTCCCGGCGACATACCATTGATAATTCCCGAGGATGCCATCGGAGCGAGCGGCGATGATCTGCGCTCCGAAGCGGTTCCAGACCAGGGAAGCATCACTGAGGAAGTCCCAGTAGCAGCTAGGCGCCATCTGCATGGTTCTGCCACTGCCGCCATAACCAAAATACATCTCTGTGTTGCAGGCGTAGAGGCCGCCGACGCCATAAATGTAGTTGTTTGCTTGTATGTAGCTGGGCGTGGAGATGTAGCTACTAGCCCAAAATGATCCATCTGATCGAACGGCAGCGAGGGCGTTGTTTGCGTCAACGAAGGTCCACTCTCCATTGTTAGGGTTGCGGGCGAGATAATAGGCGTAATTGTTCGCGACATAGAAGGCGCCCGAGTAATTCATAATCGAGCCGGTCGAGATGACGTTGCCTCCGGTGATCTGATTGAGGCAATCTAGATTGCCGTTCACTCCGAGACTGCCGGACAAAGTTCCACCAGCCAAAGGAAGGTAGTTTCCGACCACCGCACTGACCTGTGCGGCGGTCTGATACCCGGCCGGGTTTGACGCCGCGTAATAGCGGGCGTCACCGACGCGCGTGTTGAGAGCGTCCTGCGCAGAGGTGGCGTCTGCTAGCTGCGTGATCTTGTTATTGCTCATGCTTAGGGGGCCGAGGAGCGCACCGCCGGTGATCGGCAGGAAGTCGCCTCCAGCGGTGCTATCGTCGACGTATTGCCGCGTCGCTGCGTCGGACGGCAGTGTCGGTGGACCCCAGAGGGTTAAGCGTCCGGTCATAGTGCCGCCAGCGAGATCGAGCTTGCCCATTTGCAATGCGTTGATCTCGTCTCGGGCGTGACCGAAATTGTCGCGAACGCTTTGCGTCGTCGGCGTGCCATAGATCGGATAGGCGGGGTTGATCTGCGAAGCGTAAGGCGTGGGCAGGGACGGGACCGGTGCGAGGTGGGTCGTCGCGATCAGGCGGCGCCGAAGCTTCTGCGTTGGCTGTGGCGCGAGCGGTGGTCGGCGCTGTTGCGGCGGTGCGGCCAGCACGCGAGGAAGGCGCGGCGGGGCGGGCACTGTCGCGCTCGCTGGAATCGCTGGCGCGGGCGCGCGCGGGATCGCGCGGCGCGGGGCGGGACGTCCTCCCGTCAGGACGCGATGCGCGAGACGCTCATCCATTCAGCCCATCCCAAAGGGACGCGCCCTGGTCATAGATCGACTCTCCGCGATCCCAGACCGACCCGCCGCCTTCCTGTACGTAGCGCCAGATGATCACGGTATGCGCGGGCGCATATCGCTCGATCAGGCATTCCAGCGTCTTGTTCCCCCAGGTCGCGAGCGGCTCCCCGGCGGTCGAGAGACTGGCGCGGAAATAGACGATGGTCGTCGCTTGTGTGGTGATCTCCCAGGCGAAAGCCCAGTCCTGACCGCGCACCGGGTCGCCGGCACGGTTGATCGAGGCGCGGAATGGCGCGAACTCCTTGATCGAGATCGCGAAGCCGGCAGCCGCAGCAAGGTCGATGAAGTATTGTTTGCTTTGTCCTCCGCGCGAGCAAAACTTGGAGCACACCGCGCCCTGGCGCTGCTGGATTGTATCCAGCGGTCCGGTGCACGGATCGGGCAGGCCGAGTGTCTGCTCCCACTCCGTCAGGAGTTCGGTTGTCGAGCATGGGAATATCTGACTGATCAGGTCGTTCAAGCGGAGGTGCAGCCGCGCCCAGGTCGGCATGAGGGTCAACAGGGCTTGGGCCTGTAGCGTGCCCCAGCCGCGATGCCAGACGCGCCCACGAGGCAACAGGCGTTGGAACTGCCAGAGGAAGTCCGTCGAGGAGTAGACGGGAAGCTGTGGCATTCAATTGACGAGTGTCACTGACAGGGCGCCCATGACAGGAAGCGATCCGACCGGCGCTTGAATCGGTGCGGACGGCGACGAGACGGTGAAGTGATTGATCCCAGGCGTTGCGAGGATCGCCTCATAGATGTCCGACGGATAGACTGTGCCGCCGACCTCCGCCTTGCCGGTGAACATATCGCCCAACGCGGCAGTAATCAGGTCGCGCATCTCTTGCGTGTTAGGGTCGAGCGTATAGAGCGCGACGTCGATCGGGAACGGCAGCGGCGCGACGACATAGACGAGCGCGGTCACCGGCTGGCGCGTGTAGATGTAATTCGCGATCGTCAATTGATCGCCGGTCGCGATCACCGGCCAGCGTGTCTCGTCAGTCGCGACGCCGTCAGTGCCTTGCGGAAACCCGCCATCTTCGGCGTTCGCGTCGTCGAACATCGGATAGACGACGACGGTCCCGACGCCCGCCCCGTTCCCCAGGACCCAGGCACGCGTGCATCCTGGCACTTCGATCGCCCATTCGATGTAATCGAACGCTGCACCGCCCTGCGGCGGGTCGCGGTAGCGTAGCAGCATCCGGGTCCGAAGCTCGTCGTCAGTCTCTTGATCCGCGCCTCCCGTCGTCGGACCGATCGTGACACCGGACGCGTTGATGCTGGTGATCGGCGTCGCGATCGAGATCGGCGTCCCGGCGATGCAGTTCGTCGCAGCACCCAACACCAGGGCGGTAAACGGCACCTCGACGATGCCGTTCGAGCCGACTGTGCCGTCCGCTGTCGTCTCGTACGGCGTCGCGTCGACGCGGGTCAGTGTCGTGCCCTGCTGGATTACCTGACCGGGTGTGCCGTTGAATTGCGCGGTTCCGGAGGCGCCGGTCGCGTCCTTCGGAAAGATACCGACGAGGGCGGCCCAGGCGTAGAGGAACTCGTCCTGTGCGGTGAACGGAACGCCCATGCGGGCGATCCAGTCGGCGTAGCCATACACGCTATAGGCGAGGCCCGACATGACCCAAGCCAGGACCCGCAGCACCGCGTTGCGGAGCAGTCCGTCGAGGCCGGGAACGCCCGACGTGGTGATGTCCTCGATCGCTTGATTGCGAAGTCCCGTGAGCGTCGGTCGGGCGAATGGCATGTCAGGCTGCGATCCTTTGTGTCGAGGCGATCGGCGGACCCTGTGCGGCGATCCGGAGGACGGCGAGGTCGTCCCATGCCCAGCCATAGACGAATCGCGATAACGATCCGTCCGGCTGCGTGATCGCGATCGCGATCCCCAGCATGGTCGATCCCACGGCGGGGCCGATCCAGCGGGTGTCGACGACGACGGTCGAGGCGATGCCGTCGTCGATCAGCCATTGCAACGCGTCTTGTGCGTAGCGGCGCGCCAGCCCGAGCGTGTCGCGTGTCTTCTTGGCGCGTTCGAGTTGCCAGAGGTTCGAGCCGAGTGGACGCTCGTTGTACGGATCGGCCCACCAGCCGCGCCGGTCGGAGGTTCCGTCAGTCGGGCGGAAGTCGGGCGTCGCTAGCTTGTCGGTAAACAGCGAGACGAGGCAGTCGGTTTCGAGGTCCTGGCCGGACTGAAGATCGCCCTCCGCCATGACCCAGTCGCCAATCGTGATGACGTTGTCCCACAGGATCAGGATGTCGCCCGCACAGGTCGCGGGCGGGATCGGTCCGTCCGGTTGCACGACCGGCAGCCCGCCGGCTTCGATCCAGGCGGTCACGACTCACCCCCTCCGTCGCGCTTCAATACCCGGTGCCGTTGTCGAGTTGTTCGATATAGGGCGCCGCCGCAGTCCAGAAGGTTTCCCACGCGGTATGCAGTTGCCCGACCGCGTAGGAGTATGCGCTGCCTTGTTCGCCCGGTGTGGTGGACGCCTGAATACCGAACAGGTTCTGAATCGCCGTGTTGGTCGGGTTGCCGATCTCGAACTCGGTGCCGGGAACCCCGTCGTAACCGGAACTCGCGGTGGCGATCGCCTCAAAGAGCCGCCCGATGTTCGTATTTAGGCTGATAAGTCGCGAGATATTCTGGTTCGTCAGTTGTCCGAATGTGTAGGGACCAGTGTTCGTGATGATCGTCGTGGCCATCAGGGACGCCCCTTTTCTAAGGTTTCGACGCGCGCTGCCAGTTCCTTGATTGCGTTGACCAGCACCGGGATCAGCATGGTCTCGTGAACGCCCAGCATCGTCTCTTTCGTCGGATGGAACTCGGTCAGCTCGACAACCGCTTCCGGTATGACGTCGCGCACCTCGTCGGCGATGAAGCCGACTTCCCGGCGTTTGTAGTGCGAACCCTTGCGAACGAACTTGCGAGGACTCAGCTTGCGGACCGCCGCCAGCCCTTCCGGAGCGTCCTCGATCTCCTCCTTCAGCCTGCGATCGGACGTGTTGGCGTAGGCACCGTTGCCGAATACCGGCCCGGCGTAGTTGCCGAAGTAGTTATCGTTTCGCAGGATCGTCACAGCATTGCCGAAGCGGTACCACGTCAATTGCCCGGTGTTATCGAAATCGAAGTAGCAACTGGCGGCCATTTGCAGGATGCGCCCGCTGCCGCCATAGCCCCAGTTCGCGTCGCCGTTACAAGCCTGGAAGTTGCTTCCCGCGACGACGCTATTCGGAGCGCGAACGATGCCGCTGGTATCGACATAGAGCCGGTAAGCGCCGGCAGTTTCGTCGGAGATAGCGAAGCTGCCACTACCATCAACGCCACAGCGCCAATCACGAACACCAGCGCTATAGAACCTCATGCGAACGACACCGCCGCTATTGCTCCAACACATCAAATTACCGTCGCCATAAAAGGTGCCGGTGCCGTTCACGTAAATGGAGCCGGTAAACGTTGGATTGCCCCAGATCGTGTTGGCGGTCAGTCCGCCATTGACCGTCAGGTTGCTGGTGATCGTGCCACCGCTAAGCGGAAGATAGGAACCAAGCGAAGTCGCGACCTGTGCGGCGGTCTGGTAACCGGCCGGATTGGTGGCGTTATACGGAGTAAACGTAAGTGCCGTCGTCACGTCGCCGGACGTCAAAGTGACGGCGCCGGTCCGCGTGTTGAACGACGACACGCCGGACGCGGTGACCGTGTTGTCCACGTATTGCTTGGTCGCGGCTTGCAGTGCGGTCGTCGGATCAGCGTCGAGCGTTAGGGTTGCACCGGCAACGAGGGCGCCTCCGGCATCACTGAGCAAGCGGCGCCACGGCGTAAATCCTCCATCCGTTGTGCTGCGATACCAGATCGCCGCGCCGCCGCCGCGCTCACGGCCGCCCATCATAAGCTGATTCTGCCAGCCAGCATTTGAGTTGTAACCGTGCAGGATCAGCGCGGTCTGATCGACGTTTCCCGCTGGCCAGTTGACGCCAGTGCCGCCCTGATTGACGACCGTCCAGATTCCGATCAGCCCCGAATTCGTCGCGTCGATGCTTCCGGGGTCCCATGATTGACTGGTGCCGATGCGCACAATCGAGGGCACGGCCGCCCACGCATTTTGATGGCGAGCGTAAGTGAAAGCGTTGTTCGCGGCATCGGCGAATGGATGCACGTCCGCGTATTGTTTCGTTGCTGCGTGCAGCGCGGCCGTGGGATCAGCAGCAAGAGTGATCGCCGTCCCTGCCTGCATGTTTATCCCGGCGTCGGTGATCTGAACGCGATCCGCGTTGCCGCTGCGGAAAAAGTGCGAGTTTGTGGCGGGCACATTGTAATTGATCCGCGAGCCAGTAATGCCGATCCCGAATGTCGTTGCATACAACGCGATGTGCCGCGTCACGTCGTTTGCATTAGCAGCAACCGCGCTACCGAAGCTGAGTCCTCCACTGAGTGCACCACCTGTGAGCGGCAATGCAGGTGGAACGTATATGAAGCTGTCGCTGCCAAGGTGAGCGAAGTTGTTCGCGTCGGCGCTGACCACGATTGGCCCTGGCGGTCCTGGCACGGTGCTGTCTGCTCCAGGCACGCCCTGCGGCCCGGTGGCGCCGGTCAAGCCAATTGGCCCTTGTGGTCCGGTGGCACCCGTCGGCCCGGCTGCACCTTGTGGCCCTTGCGCGCCAGTGTCGCCCTGTGGCCCCGGCGGTCCTGGCACCGTGCTGTCGGCTCCAGATGGGCCTTGTGGCCCCTGTGGCCCGGTCAAGCCGATCGGTCCTTGTGGCCCGGTACTGCCCTGCGGTCCTGGCGGACCTGGAACGGTGGAGTCCGCTCCGGTCGGACCAGGATCGCCCTGCGGTCCTGGTGGCCCTGTGCTGCCCGTAGGCCCTGCGGGTCCTTGCGGTCCGGGCACTGTCGAGGCTGGCCCCTGCGGTCCTTGTGGCCCCGTGGCGCCGGCTGGCCCAGCCGGTCCAGGAACGGTCGAGGCGGGTCCCTGCGGTCCGACTGGCCCGGTCGGTCCGGTCGGACCAGCCGGGCCTTCTGGTCCAGGCGGTCCCACCACCCCGCCGCCCACCACCCCGTCGACGTAACCTTTCGTCGCGACGTCGTTCGGCGAGATGGGCGCTTCGGAGACCGAGCTTCGGCCCTCGACGTGGTGCTGTGGCGTGGTGATCGTCACGCCCTGCGTTGCCTCGACGGCGACGGTCGGAACGCTCGTTGTGTGCGTCCCGGTGGCGGCGACGTCGATGTTCCCGCCCCTGGCGAGGCGGACGACGCTGCCGAGGTCGTCATAGATCGACACCTCGCCTTCGGCTTGATCGCGCGGACGGGCCTTCTGATTGGCGGTCGCGACGATCGCGCCGTTCGAGCGGTCACCGTTGCCGAAGACCACCAGGGCGTCGGAGCCAACCGGAGCGTGCGAGGCGAACCCGTAGAGGTTCAGCGTTTGCAGGTTGTCGATCGTCTCCGGCGTGCCGCGCACCTTGCCTTGGACGAGGTGCACCGGCCCCTTGTCATTGGTGGCGGAGATCGTCACCGAGGCGACCGCCATCTGGACGCGGCGATAAAGGCGATCGGTCGCGGTCATACGATGGCGGTCCGTGGTGCTGATCCGCTGTCGGACGGAAGGTTCGTGTCGCTGCGGACCGACCCGCCCCGGGTGGTCGTGTCGGTTTCCTTTTTCGTCGGATTGTTGTTTTCGACGTCCTCGACGGTGACGATGCCAAGCGGTCCGGACGGTTCGACGGCGAACGCCTCAGGCGGCCAGAGGGACAGCGTCGCGTGCTGTCCGCTTTCGTCGCGGAGATAGGTCACGGTGCCGATCAGGTAATTCACGTTGCGGAGCTTCAGAACGGCGGCGGAGATCGGACAAAGCTTGTTCGGCTCCCAGAGCTTGCCGCCACTGTCGCGCCAGGAATCGCATACCACGTTGAACTGAAACGACTGCCCTTTCCGCTTGTTCATTTCCCAGATCGCGCGGTCGGTGACGATGTCGCGTCCGTTCACGAATTGCTCGCTGATCACGTAGCGCTTGCGATACCGCGGCACGCCCTCGTCCTTGATCACCTGTCCGACGTCCGGAGTGTTGACTCCGGCTTCGGTGCCGAAGGTCAGGATCGAGGTCAGATGCCCCTCGTACTCGCTGAACCGCTGATCCATCGACAGCGTCACTTCGCCTTGCTCGACGTTGTCTCCGATCGAGAAGCCGGATGCCATGCTGTCGGTGCCCACCTTGGCGAGCATGATCGAGCCGTCGGGGAGGTCATAGACGAGCATTTGTGAATAGCGGGTGACGCGGTCGATGATCTCCCACGGCGTCTCGCCCAGGTTGATGTTGAATTGCGGGATCGTCACGCCATCGCCTGCCGATGTCTTGACCTTGATCCCATAGGGGGCGGCGAGTTGCTCGACGAGCGCGAGCGTCGTGCCGTTCACAGTCTGGAACCCCGGCTTGTTGATGTCGCCGAACTCCGCCGAGCAGTCGATCAGGTCCTCCGACTTGGAGCGTCCGGAGACGCGGATCGAGTGAAGCGCTGGCGAGATCGTGGCGGCGTAGCGATCGACGTAACCGGTGATCACGAGGTCGCCGCCGATCTTCACCTCGCAGGGATCGCCCGGTTTGATGTCGACGTCCGGCTTGTTCGGATATTTCTCCGTCACTTCGAGGTTGAACGAGGCGGGGATCCCGGCGAGCGGTCGCGTCACCTGAACCCGTTGCCAGCCATCGAGGACCTTGTTCCCCACCGTGAGGGTCAGCGTGTCGGAGGCACCGACCGGTGCGCCGCGCGCGGAGACGCCATGCGCGTCGCTCATCGCGATAATCCGGGGTAGGTCAGCGGCATGAAAAGCGGATGGGCGACGCCGGACGCGGCGACGAGGGCCGGCTCGCGCGTGGTGTCCTGATACAGCGCCCAGGCTTCGGCGAGTGAGGGGATCGAGGCGGCGGTCGTGATCTCGACGAAATAGGGCAGTGCCGCGCCCCGGACGGCGAGGTCGAGGGAGACCAGGGTCCGGAGGTCCCGCAGGGCGGCGAAGCTCGCATCGTTCCCCCGGTCTGCTGTCACCGTCGCCTGGGCGTCCAGGGCGTCGCAGACGGCGGTCCGCAGCGCGGTGGCGTCTTGATAGGACGACGGGCGATAGGCTTGCGTGGCCCCTGCAAGGGCGGCGCAGGCGGCACATCGGAGATTGTCCGCGAGGGCGGCTTGCGCGGCGTTCGCTTCCGCCGCGAGCGGCCCCGTGCCGGGGATCAGCGGCGGCTGCCAGGACGTAAGCGAGATCAGCAGCCGGATCGCGTCGCGCGGATCGTTGAAGGCTGCGACGAGTGCCCCGGCGAGCTGCGTCGCGGCGGCGGCGAACGCGTCGCTTTGCGCGCTCATAAGGCGGTCGCGGTCAGGTTGACGAGGTCGGCGGCGGCATACACGGCGGAGCGGGTCGTCGTGGCGGCTGCCAGGAGGCTGTGGGCGGTCGCGGTCGGTGGCGCGAGTGATTGCAGCGATCCGTTCGAGAACCGCCCATAGAAGCCCTGTAGCCCCGCGACGGCACCGATCATGCGGCTGGCATCGTCGACGGTCGCGGTAGCAAAGCCGGTGAAGCCGGCGACGTTCTCCGAAGCGACACGCGGAAAGCTTCCGATCTCCCCGAGCGCGGCCCCCAGGTCGGTCTGTGCTGCGCTCGTCACCCTGGCGGCGGCGGACTGCACCGCCGAGCCGGTGGCGATCGAGGTCGAGGGGTATTGCACGTCCCCAGCCAGGATGAACGAGAACTGAACCTCGACGTAGCGACCCCGCTCGCGGCGATCGGTGACGGAGAACTCCATGAGGACGCAGGACAGCGAGCCCAGGGTCGGATGCACCAGGGTTCCCGATCCGGATTGCTCGCACGCGGCAATCATGGCGTCGCGTTGCTGATAGACGTCGGGTCCGGTCAGATAGGCTTGCACGGTGAAGCGGCGCGGGAGCTTGCCCAGGTCCTCCGCCCAGGCGTCGTCGCGATAGGGGTATTCGTGGATCGCAACGCGACGTCCTGCGACGGTCTGGCCGGCATCGAGGACGAAACCGCACCCGCGCCAGGACCCCGGCTGAAGCTGTTGCCACCACTCGCCGTCGTTCCACGAGTTGCCGGAGTTGTCGATCGACGCGGCCTTGCCGATGACCTGGGAGAGTTGCCCGAACGGGTCGGGCGACGAGCCGCTCATACCGTGGAGAAGTCCTGAAACTCGACGCGGGGCGGAGCGACATTGACCGAGCCTGACCCCTTGGCGGTCACGGCGGCGTCGGGCGGCGGGTTCTTGTGCGTGATCGAGACGTCAACCGCGCCGTTGATCGTTCCGGACGGCGGCGACGGAACGTCGGACGCTCCACCTCGCGCCATGGCAATGCCGCCCATGATCTGGTCTTGCGTCGCGGAATGAGAGCCGCGTCGTCCCTCCATCTTGAACTGTGCGGCCATCAAGCGCTGGACCGTCGCCGGATCGGCGCTCGCCACATCGAACGGAGCATTCGGGTCCAAGCCAGCTATTCCGGAGATCGTCTTGTCGTACCCCGGCGTGGTGGACCAACCCGACAATGCTCCGGCAATCGTCTTGCCGTGCTGTTCCTGCTTTCGCACCATCAGCTTGTAAGCGTCGGAGACCCCTTCCTCCATCGTGTTGTAAACGGCCATCGTGTGCTGTCGGCCTTCTGTCTGGTCCATGTAGCTGTAGCGACCGGCTGCGTTCTGCCACGACGCGTAATTCATATTGCCGGGGTTGTTCGCGCGGGTTCCGTAGTCACCCCAGGACGTGTCGCCCGGAAGCTGCCCGAGTTGCTGCGGCGCTTGGCCAGGAGCGGGAGCCGGAAGCCCGAGCGCTCCCTCTTGAGGGTTCGTTCCGCTGATGTGACCCCACACGCGCGACGCCCAGTTGCCAATGCCTTGGCCGATCGACTTGCCGGTGATCAGGTTCTCCGGCTTCACGACGGAGGTCGGCGCCTCTTGTGGCTTGCCGCCCCAGGTTCCGACGACGCGACCGTTATCATCAACCATCGGCGCGTTCATCTTGCCTGCTGCGGCTCCGGCTCCGAGTAACGCGGCGACACCAGCGACGGCGCCGAGCGCGCCGAGTAGCCCTGCTCCTCCGGCTGCCGCGCCAGCGGTCGCGGCCCCTCCGCCGAGCGAGCCGAGCGCGCCGACCACTTGCGCGATCGAGGCGACGACCTGGATGCCCCACTTCGTGACGAAGATGCCGGCGATGATCTCCGCGACCGTTTTGATCGTGTCGAGATGTTGCGACACCCAGGTCAGGGACTCGATCAGGGCGTCGAACCCTTTTTGGACGTTCTCCCACTTGATGCCGTCGAGCCACGCGGCGAACTCGCCGCTGATCCGGTCGACGGCGGCGATGATCTCGGGGGAATGTTTCTCGACGAACTCCGAGAGATGGTTGATCAGCGGGGTGAAGTTCTTCGCCAGTGTCGCGCTGATCTGCTGTCCGAGATGATCGAAGGCGACACCGATCCGGCCCTGCGCTTCGCTGAACAGTTCGAGTTGCTTGCGCTGCTCATCGGTGACAGCGGTGAAGCGTTCCGCGTCGCGAAAGAACCCATCGAACCCCTTGCTCGACTGGCGGAACCCCTCGACCACCTTGGCGCCGCTTTCGCCGAGGAGCGCGGCGGCGGCGGCGGCGCGGTCGGCGGGGTTTTGTATCTTGCTGATCTTGTCGATCACCTCCGGCATGAGTTGATTCATGTTCCGGAGATGGCCGGTCGAATCGCGGACGTTGATCCCGAGCCGGTTCAGCCATCCGATCGTGTCGGTCGACGCCTGGCCACGGATGAAGGCGGTCGTGTTGGAGTAAAGCCCCTTCAGGGCCTCGTCCATATCCGACGCATTGCCCCCGGCGAGGCGCATCGCGTCCTCGAACCGCTGCACCTGCTGGGTCGTCATGCCGAGGCCGTCGGCGGTCGCGGTCAGTTGGCGCGACCATTGGGCATACGATCGGACCAGCGCGGCCATGCCGGCGATGCTCGCGGCTCCGGTGATCGTGCCCAGGACGGGGACGATCTCGACGAGGGTCCGCAGCACGCCCATCGCCGCCTTGCCGATCCACTCGAAGCCTTGTGCGACCTTGCGGAGTCCGGAGACGTCGACGAAGCGCGAGACGGAGCGCGACATCCGCTCGATCGGCGCGCGGATCGCGGCGATCCGGCGGTTGATCGCGTCGAGTTCCTTCGACGCGCGATCGACGACGGAGAAGGTGACGGAATAGCCGGCCATTATCTCATGTCTCGCGCGCGGCGCGTTCGCGTTCGAGAAGGCGTTGTGTCTGTTCTGCCCACCATATCAGTTGCGTGCCGTCGAGGTTCCACGCGTCGAGCGGTCCCCAGCCCCACCAGCGGGTCAGATCAGCGATCAGTTCTCGCCAATTTCCGGGGTATCGGCATCTAATTGTCGCCGCAAAAAATCCCAAGCCCTCCGCAGTTGCGAGTTCGGCAACTCGCCGACGACCTCGATCGGCACCTTCGCGACCTGTGCGATCAAGGTCATCTGGTAGCGGCGGAAGTGATAGGGCGTCGCGCTCGCCACGTTCAGTTCGCGTTCCGCGCGCTCGATCTCTTTCGCCAGCGGCTCGCGGAGGTGTAGCGAGGTGAACGGCTTGCGCTGGAACACGACGTCGATCTCGATGTCCAGCGTGTTCGGCTCGTCCGGCGTCGCGGCGTCGAACTGGTCGACGATGGCGTCCATCATGCGAAGGTTTCCGCGACGTCCGTCCCGTCAAAGCGGACCTGGAAGGTCCCCTCCGCTGCCCGGACCTCGAGTGCGGAGACGCACCACATATTCGCGCCTCCGACGATCTTGCCGTTCGCGAGCGCGACTTGCACCTCGACGCAACGCATCTCGTTGAAGCTCTCAACGGAGAGGTCGCCCGCGTCGCGTAGCGTCGCCTCAACGTATCCTTGCAGCGGGACCTCGCTGAACCCGTGGATCGAGTCCAGGCCGGCGAGGGTTTCTCGTCGCCAGCGGACCGGCGACCACGTCACGTCCGACACCACCATGTAAGGCGTGCCGTCGATCGTCAGTCCGGTTATACCGGCGAGACGTTCACATTGCGGCATAGCTGCCCTCCTTTATGATTTGCGGAACTGCAACAGGATCGCGATCTGTCGCAGTTGATTGACGAGGTCGACCGGCGCGAGGATTTTCACCAGTCCGTCGCCCGCGTTCTCGACCGCCACGTTCTGCGCGAAGGTGGCGGAGTTCTGCACGTAGCCTTGCTGTTCGAGCGCGCGATAATCGACGATCACGCTCGCCTTGATCAGCGGCGCGTTCACGCAGTTGGAACCGTACAGGATCGGCGTCGTGTCGGAGACGAGCTTTTTGCGCGCGTATCTGGTCAGCAGGTAGTCCGACATTTGGCGCGCGACGAACATCAGCCCATACATCGTCTCGACGTCGAGATATGAGTCGTCCGGCGCGCCAGCGGCGTTCTTGGAGTATGTCGTCCGCATCCGCTCGACGATCACGGTGCCGTCGTCACCGACGCGGAACGTCGACATGCCGTCATAGAGCAGCGTATTCCGCTCGCCGAGCGACCAGCGCGACGGGATCGGTGGCGCCCTTAGCGTCGTGTTGATGTATTGCAGCGGAAGGCCAGGATCGACGCGGAGCGAAGCGGCGGATGCGGCGGTCGCTTCGGTGGCCCAGATCCATGCCGGATCGGGCGAGCCGTTGAACGCCACCACGCTCATATGCTGGTCGTTTCGTGCGAGACCGAACGCGGTGCAGGCGCCGAGCGTGCCACGATAGGCGGAGAACGCGCCGCCATAGACCATCTGTTCCCATGACCAGCGTCCGACGTCGTCGGCGAGAAAATCCTTCATCAAGTCGAGCGACGCGGTGTCGGTGTAGGGTAGGCAGATGAAGTCGAACGCTTGCGACGAGAGATTCGCGAGCGCGTTGGAAAAGTCGGGGTTCGCGGTGCCTCCCGACATCGCCGTGATCGTCACCGTTATCCCCGGAACCGGATACTCGCCTCCGGCAGTGCCGAGATAGTTCTGAATGATCATGATGTCGTTCGCGGCGGCGCCTTTGTTCTTCGCGGTCACCGTCACGGTTCCTGTCGCGGCGGCGGCGGTCACGGCAAGGTCGGCGTTCGCGGTGATCGCTGCCGCGAGCGCGGTCGCGGCGATCGCTGCGGTGTCTCCGGAATTTACCAACGACTGCACCCGAATGCCGCCGATGTAGATGTTCAGCGTGCCGGACTGCGTCGCGGTGCCGGCGAGCGCGATCGTGCCAGTGGCGGCGACCGCCGCGGCGGCGTCGGCGACTGGCAGGATGTAGAGCGGCCCGAACGGATCGCGGTCGAGGTAGCGGTTCGCCATCTGTGCGAGCATCGAGCCGGGTCCGCATAGCGTGAGGACCTGTGCCTTGCTTTCGATCAATACCGGCTCGTCCGGAATAGCGGCTCCGGCCGCTGTGATCTGTCCGATCAAAAGCGTGTTCTGAAGCACCGTCGCGGTGTTCGCCTGCGACGGGTCCATCTCGACGTAGACACCGGGGACCCGGTTGCTCGTCGGGTAGTATGTGAAATTGATTGCCATCGCTTTACGCTTCCCTTGCTGCCGGTTTTTGGACGGGTTGCGTGTCCCCTGTGGCCTCGACGACGTCCTTGTCGCGGAGACGGCGTGCCCAGAACGGGTCGCGCTCGTTCACGTCGCGACCGTCTTCCGTCAGCAGTGCCATTGAGCGCGGATCGCGGACAGCGCGACCCGGAGCGGGTTTCACAATCATTCGGTCCTCCGTTTGCTTGGATCAGGCCACGGTCCGTCAGTCGGCGGGACGGGCGTCTCGCCGGTCGGTATCTGCACCACGGCGGCGGGCATCGTGCCGGGTGCTACGTTCGGTCCTTTGAAGATGTCGACCTCGATTGATTCGAGCGGGATCGACTGCGGCTGCACGCCGTCGGCGTCGGTGATCTGCCAGTCGAGGCCGAACTCCCACTGATACCAGAGGCGCGCGCGGTCGAGGTCGAGATAGCGCGCTCCGGTGAAGTAGCTTCCGCGCGCCATCCGGCAGTCGCCGAGTTGCAGCCATAGGCACGAGGCGAATATCTGCGTCTCGATCGTCTCGAACTGCATCGTCGGGTCCTGCCCGCGACGATCGCGTTGCGCGTCGAGTTCGACGGCGATGCCGATGCCCTTGTGAATGATCTGCAACAGCCCGCCCCAGTTATTGTTCGGCTCCGCTTCCTGGCCAAGCGGGAGGACGTAGGCGGCGGGCATCGGTAGACTGGTCGTGTAGTCGCGGAGGCCGCGATAGAACTCCGCCGCCCCGGCGACGCGTCCGGCGAAGATCGGAGCGTTCATCCGCAGCGAGGAGATGAACCCGCCGATGATCGAGGTCGGCGGCGTGATCGCGTTCACTTGGTTTGCTTCCAGGTCAATCCCCTCTCGAACGCGACGCGCATCCGGCGTTCGATCATCGGTTCCTCCTGCTGCATCACGCGGTCGAGGAACGGTCGCGGCTCCAGGACGCGTTGCGTGTAGCGTCCGCGCGCGCGCTTGCGGTGCTGTTGCCCGCGCCACGCGGCCGATGCGGCGGGTCGTCCTCCAAACGGATTGCCTCCGCCGCGCGCTCCGACTTCGAGGAAAAGGGCATAGAACTGGCGGGCGCGGACGGCGAACCCGTCGCCAGACTTGAAGGGATACGTCTTCAGGCTCGCGCGGAGATCGCCCGACGCGCGAACCGGTGGATCACCCGGCATCGACGCGCGATAGGTCCCGTGTCGGTTGCCGCGATAATGCGTGATCGCTCCACCGCCAGATGACGCGTTGATCAGTCGCGCGGTCTTCGTCTTCACGTCATTACCAGCGGCGCGCATTAGCTTCGTCATTTCGCGCTTGTCCAGCATGACGCTGCCCCAGGACGAGACGCGGATTTGCAGGTCGCTCATAACCGGCTTTCGAGGTCGGCGATCCGCGCGAGAAGCGGGGCGACGGCGGCATCGACGTATTGCTTCGTCGACGCGTGCATCGCGGTCGTCGGATCGGCTGCCAGAATAATCGGGCCGGTCATCGTCGCAGCGCCGGAAAGCGGGAGGTAGCTCTGCAGCTGGTAATTGACGAAGTTATGGTTTGCCAGCGCGCCTACATTGGTGCCGTCCACCCAGGCATTGAAGTTCGAGCCATCCCAGACCATCGCGGTCTGATGCGACGCGCCATCCGAGCCGAGCGCCGAGTATCGGACGCCGAGCGCGCTGCCATCGAGCGTAAGCCCCTGCGTCAGCGTCAGTGGGTCGGCGCCACCGACAAGGCCATCGACGTACGCCTTGGTCGCGGCGTCCCCATCGTAAACCGGCGGCTGAACTATGCACCGACGGTTGAACAGCGCGTCGCCCTGAAATATCGGATTACAGGTATCCGCAGCCGTGAAACTAGTTCTGACGATAAGGCTGTTGGCAGAGAGATAGCTGATATTGACATTGCCAAGGTTATCCGCCGTCA